AAGCGCCACCCTTGGAGACGTCGCCCTGAGCCGCAGGGAACTTGACGGAAAGACCGTCAGCATTGACCCAAATAGACATGTTCTATATCCTCCTATTAGGCGATCACAGTGGAGTCGAAGTCAGTGACCACAACAACCATGTTCTCGGGACGATACAGCTTGAAGCCGTAACGACAGGTCGTCACATACTCTTCACGCTGGTAGTCCTTGTTATAGTCCGAATCGACCTTCGGAGCCTGACGGATCAGACCGACGATCGGAAGGACATGTTGAGCCGCAGAGAAGAACAGGTTGTTAACACCAGAGGCCGCGGTAACCGAGTTGATGGTTTCCGAAGCAGCGTTAACTTTCAGGTTCTGCGACACGTACACGTCGAAGCCGTACACGTTGGCAAGGAACTTCGTACCAGTGAGGGCACCGGTGTCGATGATCGAATTCCAACGCTGGTTGTTCGAAGTGAAGTTCAGGAGGTTAGCCTGGGTCTGCAGCGTATAGCCCACCGACGGGTGAACAATAGCCACACGGCCTTCCATCGGGACGTTAGCCATCGTCAGGGCGTAATCAGCCTTGGCGAAGTCCTTCATCGCGATAGCCTCGTTCGTACCACCACCCACGAAGCGGTGAGCCGCGCCGTTAATGGTGTTGAGTGAGGCGAGAGTCTGACCTTCCGGACCGACGGCAAGCATACGCTTCTCCATCGCGGCAGCCAGTGCACGAGCCTGCATCGGGACGAACTGAGACACGACACGGTTCATATTGAACGAGTCCTGCTTCAGCTTCTCCGTGATCCAGGTGGCCGAGCTCTGGTACTTGTCGATCGAGAACTGGAAGTTACCAGTATCCATCGCATTGTACTTGATCGCCTGACCTTCAACGTAGTCGTTGATTTCGGCCTGACCGATAGAGGTGATATTGATCGTATCACCGTCCGGGAAGTCGGTAAGCATTTCGACCCAGCGGTTGCCCAGGAGATCATCCTCGAGCACTTCCTTCATCTGGTTAGACCAGACCTGGGACCGAATCATATAGTCGGTATTCTGAGTAGAGAAACCAGCCATAGTGGTTTATCCTTCTAAAGTTAGAAGGCGTCTCCTAGTACCTTGATCTGGCGGAAGAGTTCATTCTGGACTCCGGGCTTAAAGAACTCAGCGTCTCCAATCTGCTTACGCAGTTGCTTGTAGTACGCACCATTCTTGACGGCACCAGTCGTTGCGTCACGCAGGGCTGCAGAGTTGACCTGTGTGCGGGGCAGACCCGATCCGGCTTCCTGCTTGCCTTCAGCTCCGATCAGACGCGCAAAGGCGGCTGGGGAGTTGGCAGCGAGGTTAGTCAGATACTCTTTCGAGACACCGAGTTCATCGGCCTTCTCTGAGAGAACGGTCGGGTAGTTCGCACCGAAGGCTGCCTGCGCTATGCGCTGCGCTTCCTTCAGGTTGGCTTCTGCGTTCTTACGCGCTTCGCGCTGTTCCAGAAGTTCTTCCACCTCGGCAGGCGTGAGAGCCTTCTGAGTTGGAGTTTGGGGTTGGGTAGTGGGCTGGTTCGTGTTCGTTCCGTCAGGGGTGGTTACCTGCGTATTAGACGCACCGGGTGCAGAGTTAACGGACTTCAGCTTGTCAAGAAATTCGTCAATCTTCTGTTCACCGCGTAGGGCTGAACGAGCAGCAGCAGCTTCCTGCTTCAGTCGCTCAATAAAGTCGTCCTTGTCTTTGGCTCCTTTGGCGAGGGCGGCTACATCCTTGTAGCGTTTACCTTCACCAACATACATTGCAAGGTAGTCTTCGTTGCTCTCATTGGTCTGAGGAGCGCCTGCGTTGCCCTGGTCAGAGCCAAACAGCAGGTTAGTATCGGGAGTTGTCATAGTTATCCTTTGTCAGGGTTCAAGAAAGAAAAGAGTTCACCGAGATCGTTTAGCTCCGCTAGCTTCCCATTTCGGAAAGCCTGGAGGGTCACCCATCCGGCTTCGGCGTAGTCTTCCTCCTTGAAACCTTTGCGCTCTACGAGCTCATAACGGTCTTGGAGGATGGAGAGGAAGAGAGAGCAGATCTGAGTTGAGTTGCGGATAAACTCTTCTCTGTTTCGCTTTTCCTCATCTGTACGACAGCCTTTATACCAGGCTATCGGAAGGTGTTTGTTAGACGTCATAGTCATCCGGGGTTAGGCCGGTGGCTTGGCCAGCCTCAGTGGCGACCTGCTCCTGTCCGGCGTTGGCGAGGGACTGGGCTTCCTGCTGTTCACTCAGGCGTACGTAGGGCTGAACCACACCGTAGTCCTGGATGTCCAGTAGCTCTTCAAACATCCGAGCTAGGGCGACAGTAGAGAAGTGGGCTTTGATCTCTGGGTCTTGTCCCAGGACAGAGCCGAAGAAGGCGTTGACGTTCTGCACTCTGTCAGCTTTGTCTGCGAAATTGCGAGCTGCAACGGGACGGAGACGCCCAAATCCTGCAAGATCCGCAGGACTGATTGTGAGGAAGTTAGTGGCATTGGTGGCATCCTCAAAGACACGGAGGATCATCTTGCCGGTCGCCTTACGACGAGTCAGCTCAAGACCATCGTTCAGGAGCGGTTCAATGATGAACTCTTCGAACTGCTTGGTCTTGGCGTAGAAGATTCGGGAGGCTGCATTTTCCAACCGCTGTACTTCGTACCGAGTCTTTTCACCCGGAGTACGGAAGCCAGCCGCTTCTTTCGGCGATCCCGCGTATTCTTCCATCTTTTGCTGCAGCTGATCAATCTCGAGGTTTGCCGAGAGGACGTTGCCCTCTGGAGCGAAGGACTTGACATCTCCGTCGTCCCCGACATAGATGCGAGCGAAAGGCGCCCATTCGAAGTCTTCTACCAACCCTTTGACCATCAGGGGAGGAGCTGCAATGAGATCGAAGACGTCAGCCTTCAGATTCTCAAGATGGTCGATACGATACTGCATTCCGACCAGGTTTTCCAGTGGACCCATAGCCCAGAGGTTATCCTGACGGAGACGCCATCCGATGTGGCGAATCTTGGTCCCTGCGATGCCAGACGGGTTGTCCTTGATGCAGAGAACCTTATGTCTGTCAGCGACAGTGATTACGGCGTTCTGGTAAAGCTTGTCCTTCTGGACGTCATAGAAGTCGCCGTAGAAGGTGAGCACCTCCGTGTAGGGTGAGCGAAGGTACTGAGAGAAGTTCCCGAAGCCATCAATCTTGTAGAGCGTGTCCCGCTCCTTGAAGTCCTTCGGGGCTGTAGTCGCAGCGTGACGAATCTCACGCAGGTAGGCAAAGGCAGCTTCCAGCTCTTCCTGTTGGTCAGAGGGGGTCTGCTTCATCATCGCAACCTTCAACTCACCAAGGGTGACAAAGGAGCGTACGATCTTAGGAGTAGACTCGAAGTTCGGAGCGATGGGGTTGAAGACAATGTCGTAGGGGGAGATACGACGATAGGCAGGCCCAATGTAGCCCACCTTCTCTTCACCATCCCTGGTGACTACTGTGTCATCATCCCAGTCAGCCAGAGCAAAAGCATTGCCATAGTCGATGTAGTCAAGGACAAGACGCTGAAGAACTTCTTTGTTCCGGTTCTGAGTGAGAGTGTGGGCACCAAAGGCCTCCATCACTTCTGTCTTCTTCTTCGTCTGGTCAGACCTACGATCGCCCTGCCACTCAATGAAGTCATCCTTCGGGAAGAGGGCTGCGATGTAGTTAGCGAAGAGGTTGTCACGGATCTGGGTGAGCTTGGGGAGAACAGTCTTGTTCTTCCACAGCAGCGCCCCGTTAGGGGTAGCAGAGGTGCTAGTGGCATAGATATACCGCTGCATCTCTTCCCAGTCAGCTTTCTTGGGATTGCGGAGGATGTCCCACTCCACCCACTGATTGGCGATATAGTTGCCAATCGTATCGGGAGTGATCACCTCATCGAGGTCAACGGTTTTACCAGCCATTATGAGCGGATCTTCTTCTTATAACCCTGGGGAAGACGCGGGGCCATAGGGTTCTTCCCTACGCCTAGGTCCCATGCATTACCGTAACCACGGGCTGGGACACCCCACTCTTCATCCTTATTCTCGTTGTCGTTGATTGCGACCTTAGTCCCGATCGCAGCCTTGCGAACCTGGGACTTCTTCTTGCTGTTGTTTACTGCCATGTAACACCGCCAAACTTGTTATTGAAGACTTTCGTCTGCATGTTGTTGCGCTTCATGCGCTCGCTAGTAGGAGGGATACACATCTCAACACAAGCAGCGAGAGCGTCCTTCACGTCGTCATGAGCTGGGTTCTGTAGAGTCAGCTCTTCTTCAAGCACTTCGTTATTTCCACCACGGTAGTGCCACATCTGGAGGTTGGCGTACTTCGGCTGGAGAGCAGCTTCAATGCGCTCTTCCTTCCGCCCCTGCATCCTTGTGGGCCTATTCTCTTCAACCGCTAGGCTGAGACCATTGGTCCGGATGTAGTTCTCTTTGAGATCCTTGACGATGATCTCCTGGGCTGCAGTCACCTCGCACCGGATCTTCCGGAAGTCCCACTTGACGTGGAGATCGAGGATGTGCTTGTAGTACTCAGAGATCAGGTTCGTTTTGAACCGGTCAATCTCGAGAACGTAGTAATTGCTCTTCGCATCGACAGCGACCACGACAATTGCTGTATAGTCAGAGGTCTGTCGCTTCGTGTAGGCGAAGTCGATTGCTGCGAAGATGTTGACCTTGTTGCCATTGATGTACCAGTTACCCCCGTCGCTTCTAATACGAGAACGGTCGTAATACTGGAAATATTCCCTCGATATGGCAGATGTAGAGACATCATTGGGATCGTTATAGTACTGTGCGTAGAACTGAGTCTTGTCCAGGTACTGAGCGCGCTTCTTGGCCAGGATCTTTGCGTTGAACCCAAACTGCTTCCCATCGGCTCTCGCCTCTCGGGGCCACAGGAAGGTTCCAGAACCATCACGGTTCAAGCTGTCTTCCGTCACTCGCTCAAAGACTTCGTAGAGTTTATCACTCTCGACGACATCACCATCATCCGAGAACTCTTCTACCTGTTTCGCTAGCAATTCAGAGTAGAGGTCCTTGGGGTGGTACCTGGTCCCGACGACTAGCTCTAGGGCTTCTGCCCCTTCAATAGACGACAGGAGAGAGTACTGAGACCGGACCTTTCCGCGACCTTCTTCTGAGTATGCGTTCTCTTGGACGACCACGTCATCAAGGACAGCAATATCGCAGTGGAGGCCGGTAAGAGACGTAGTAAGGCCACCTGTGAAGACGGTAGGGTCACGGACAGCCTCTTTAACACGGAGGGGGTGGTCTACGGCAATTTCAGTATTAGTCCACTTCTCTCGCTTCCCTTCTTCCTGGTTGACCATCTCTGGCCAGTACTTCCGGTAGATTGGGGAGGTCAGGATACCCTTGATGAAGCCTAGCTGCTTCTCTGCAAGGTTCGCAGTGGACGAGATATAGAGGACTCGGATAGTGGGGTTCTTTGTGATCTGCCAGGCCACCCAGTAGGCAGCGAAGGCAGACTTACCGTGGTCCCGCGGCAGGAGGACCATCAGGTGGGACTTAGCGTCCTTCCGGGTCATCCACTTTACGAGATCCGAGTGGATCTTGCCCAGGTGGCGCTGGGGGTGGACTAGACGGATGAAGGTCTCTAGATCTGCTTCAGCCTTAGCCCTGACTTGGTCAATCAGGCTAGTGGTGTTCATTATCTCTTCTTGGGTGTAAGCTTGACACTTGGGAGGAGCTTAGAGGCAACCTCCTCAGGGGATTCTTTGTAGCCCAGGAGACGACGAGTACCCTCTACGGTATCGTAGACGGTGTCATCCAGACCCCTCTTAAGGGTGGCCTTGAAGCTGTCTCTGGGGTCTGGCTCACCCCGGTAGGGGGCTGCCTTCTCAATATTCTTTGACTCTGGAAGCTTGGAGGTGTTAACCTTTAGCTTAGGAGACATAGCCTGCACCACCTGCCCACCAAGGGCATAGACAGACTTATTGTCTGCCAGCCAGCCCTGGGTCCTCTGGACCTCAGCCTGGGCTTTGGTAGGTACTGTGTGCTTGGCCTTTGCCATTATTTCCCGACCTTACGGTACTGGTAGCTGCCCTTCTTGACAGTCTTGGCCCCACCGGTGTTCCAGTTACCCTGGACGATCGCCTTGGGGGCTGCCTTCTTGCCTACAGCGTTCTTATCGTAGGAGATGGCCTTGGTCTTCTTGGGGGAGTTATCCGTCGGCTGAGCCTGCTTCGGCGTATGCTTGGGCCGGATGGGCTCCTTGATCTCGTAGGCCGAGCTATTACCCGGCTGGGTGGGCTTGACGTTAGACCGCTGGGGATTAACCGTCTTCACCACCCTCCGCGTCTTAAGACCCTCATCGGTCCCCGCGGAGAATTTGGAGGCTTTGGACATCCCTGGGAGCCCTGAGATGGGCCGAGTCGGGGGCCCACCAGAGGGCCGTAGATCCTTCTTGGGGTTATAACCGCGCTTACGGTCACCCTTGCCAGACCTGTTAACTAGTACGTCAAAGAGACCCATTACTGCATAATCCTTTTGAAGTCTTCGAGAGTGTCTTTCTCGTCCTGAAAGAGCTTCTCGGCTTCCCGTTTGATCTTATCCTTGCTGGGACGGCCTACCGAGTCCTTAGACCCTGGCTTCCATTGCCCAGACAGAAGGTATTTGTTGGCCTCGTAGCTGAACTTGGAGTGTTCATCTCGGGCTGTATGGAGGACTGCGGCCAGGGCTTCAGACCGAATCCTGAGTTCTAGCTCTTCTCGCCACCTATTAACGAATGGCTGCATCCATTTACACTCGGAAACCTTCTTCCAGTGGTCGAAGTTCTCGAAGCAGGCATCAGCAAAACGCACTTCAGTAGGATCACCGATACGCATATAGAGCTGGTAAAGAGACTTATAGCCCTCGTGGTCCTGATCCTTGAGGGTATAGACCACGTAGGTCTTGTCCATATAGGACTCCTCGAGGAAAAGAGCGTTAAGAAGACGCTGATTCGTGATTGGATGTCTGTAGGTGGGCGCCACCGAGTGGGGTCCTTAGAGAAAGAGAGACATAAAAAGGTTAAAGTGACTTAGAATACTTCCTGAATCCCTTAATCCTCTACTTCTATAGACAAGACTGAAGAGGTTGAAAGAGATCAGAAGTCTCTTAAGGTATCCTTATAGTAGTAATATAGAGACTCTAAAATGCTTGTCAAGGGGTAAAAGACAGAAAATATATAAAAATATGTATTGACAAGGTATATCCCCCTTCCTAGGGGTACTCCCTAAGGTTACCCCGCTTATGGGGTTACTCAATGATATCAACATGTTAACACATTCACCCCCCATAATTTCTATGAGATAATCTCAGGGGGTCTTTCACATGTACAGCAGGGCCCCCGCCCCCCACAGTGCCCCCCAGGCTTCCTCCCTGTACACTGCATGGAGAGAGTTAATTAGTGTGCTACCCTCTGTGTACTGCATAGCATCCCCTATCCCATTGATATCACATGTGTCTCACTCTTACAGGCACCTTCGGTGCTTGATATAGACAGTAGGTATGGAGTATGATGTGATGGTATCCTGGATGGTTAGGATTCAGTACAGGTTTGAGCCACTCCGGTGAGCCCTAGCTTGGGGTCACCATTCACCATCCTATGTTCACCCCACTCTGTGATCCAACGGTTGCCCTCGGACGTCACCGTTCATGACCCGTGTAGATTATATCAGTTGCCTTGAGGGCTACGATAACACACCCCACGGTCATATCAACAAGGACCTCATAATGATCCTCCTATCATATCCTCCTGCATTCGGTGTCGGTCCTTGTTGACATGCCCTCAAGGGGGTGTGTTACTTCGCCCTCTTAACGGCAACCGATATAAAAATCTACACGGGCCAACGGAGACGATTGTCCAAGGGCAACCGAAGCATCCCTGAGCGAGGAGCGAAAATGGGACGGTGTAAATGGCGCCCGCCAATCTAGGACTCACCTACGCGTCTCAAACCTGAAGCTGAATTGTCGGAGAGCGTTGCTCTCGTGTGTTTATTGTAATGGTTAATATCATAACTGGAGGTTCCTATCATGCGTGTCATAGTCTGTGGTGGTCGTGTCTTCAACGATAGCGCCAAGCTGAACCAAGTGCTTAATGCTCTCCACTTTGAGCATGGGATTACAGAGGTCATCGCTGGCGGAGCTGCTGGTGCTGATACCCTTGCAGTCCGTTGGGCTGAGGGCAAGGGGATTCCCGCTACTGTCATCATGGCTGACTGGGCTCGCTACGGTAAGCGCGCTGGTTGGCTTCGCAACAACAAGATGGCTGACGAAAACCCTGACGCTGTCATTGCATTCCCCGGTGGAAGGGGCACGGCAATGATGATCGAGATTGCGAACAGTCGGGGCATCATGCTGTACAACTTCACATACATCTGAGAGGTTATCATGCAGTACGTCGTTCATTGCAAGAGATCAGCACATGATGTCTACATTGGTAGGCCAAGCAAGTGGGGCAATCCCTTCGTGATTGGCAAAGACGGCTCTCGCGCTGAGGTCGTCGCCAAGTATAGAGAGTGGGCTCAGCGTCGTGGCCTTGACAAGGCTGCTGCGCTCGAGCTGAAAGGTAAGACACTGGGCTGCTGGTGCAGTCCGCAAGCATGTCATGGTGATGTGCTTGCAGAATGGGCAAACAACTGAGAGGTTCCTATCATGATTCGCCACGGCTCCCCGCCATACCTTGAATGCAGCAGCAAGGGCGATGCGCGCTTCTCTGCATTCTATGCTAAGATTGATGGTGTGTCCATCGAGCAGATCTACCAAGCTGCCAAGGTCTTTGAAGATGGTAGCACCGGCTTAGGCTGGCGCCAAGCGAAAGGCCGCAAGGCTGTGAATCAAGCAGAGGTTGCCCTACTGTATGGCTACCTCTGGGACGAGTATATCAAGCGCAATCCGCATCTGTTAACGGTGTTGCGTAAAGCATCCGGTGTGTCTGACATGTTCGGACAGCCCGGTCGTTGTTGTCAGGCCACTGAGCTGTGGCGTATCCGTAACTCTAACCTGTGAGGTTCCTATCATGCCGCAACCATCCCACTATCTCGTCTGGTACTACCTGCTAGACGCCCCTAAGGAGCTCGAGGCTCCGGGGGTCTACGGTATCTATGCTACAGAAGCAGAGGCTGATGCAGCACTCCTTAAGGCTCCCCCTCAGGTGTGGAAGGACACCGATTGGGATGAGATCAACGACCAGAACGTCGGTGCCTACTTCAACGTCCACTACCATGTGTTCCCCCATTACAACGAGGAGATTAGCCAGTCATGACCCGTGCCAAGCAGATCAAGAAGCTTCAGTTTGTACTCATCGGTGCACCTGAGGCTGAGCTTCACGCCCTGTTGGATGCAGGTTACACACCTGCTCAGATCATCAGGTCCTACCTTGTGCCTGTCCTCACCTCGCACTTCGTAGATGAGTTCATGGCTTTGCCAGCTCCTCAGCCCGAGTGGGATGATGAGAACCAGAACCACCAGTTCAAGGCTCAGAGCCGGTGGCAAGATCGTGCCTATGTCATTAACAATCCGGAGTATCGTTAATGCCCCAGACATATGAGCTAACTGATCTCGCGTATGAGGCCTACCTCAAAGAGCAGCAAGAGCTCGATCGCGAGTACCACGAATGTGAGTTCTGTAGCGCCGAGCTCACCGACGAAGACGACAGCACGAAGCTTTGCAACGCTTGTCTCCGTGCTTTCTCATAAGTATATCACCTTTACAGGCACCTCGGCTGCGCCTCGGTGCTCGTTTTGGGTGTAAGTGCAGTAACTTCAACTCAACATCTAAAGGATTCCTATCATGAATCGCGTTCTTCAGGCTATCGAGAATATCAACAACACCAGCACCGCTGAGGATGTTGATCCGTCCAAGATCAACTCCAAGGGAGCTGAGATCATTGGGCAGATGGACGACGCAATGCAGTCGTTCTACTCCAACTTCACCGACTGGCACCAGCTCGCTGACACGATGCAGGACCAGCGGCACGGCACTGTTGCTGTCGCCAAGATCAAGTACCCGATCAATCAGGTGCTTCAGGCGCTCTGGCAGGCAGTCTACGGCAACCGCACCAAGGAAGAACTTGCTCGCGGTGAGCAGACTGATCGTCCTTCGGTTCGGTTCTCTGCTTTCGAGAACATGAACTATCGCTCGTCCCTCGTGTCTTCCCTCGACCAGCCCGAAGAAGGGGCTGAGCAGGGTCCTGACCTCGCCGACGAGACCAAGGTTGTGAATGCGTTTGAGGGTGAGCTCCGCTTCGGGGCAATGAAGCCCTTGCTCGATGCGTTCATGAATCTCTATCAGTTGACCTGCGATGAGACGTGGGAGTACACCCCGTGGAACGAGGTCGACAAGCGTAAGGCCAACACCGCATCTGTTGCTTCGGCACTCATGCGCGCTCGTGGCCGTCTGCCGGCTGCTGAATAAGCAGTAGGGACCCAGGACCGCACCGATAAGGCGGTATCCTGGGTCCTCTTCCTATCATCGCCTCACTCGCTCGCTACGCTCGCTCGCTCGGCCTCGCCCAGGTTGACTGCAGGACACGGAAAGCCAAACACCATGCTCGACTTCAACACATCCAATCGCGCTCTTCATCGTGAGTCTATGCTGTACTTGTTCTGGCGTTTGTATAAGCTCCTATCATCGAGCAGCCTACTAGCATATCTTCCCGGTGGTAACGATCGAGAAGCCGTGCTTCACATGTACAAGTTCGGCAAGTCCAACATGAAGCTGCTTGGCTTCGACAACAACGACACAGGTACGTGGGCAGACAGTCTGCTCTATGCAGAACAACGACACACTCCACTTGTTTGGGGTGATCTGTGTGAGCTTGACTATTTCGCAGCACCTGACACAATTGACGGTATCAATGCAGACTTGTGTACATTCTACAGTCACAAGTTTGTCATGGACTTTCTCTACATGATGCGTAGCAAGGCGCTCAAAGACAAGGTTGTCCTTGGCATCAACCTTCAACAGCGTTGCAGCAAGCGAACCAAGAAAGAGTGGGACACTGGCACTCTCAAGTATCTGCTCACCAAGCTTCTTGCTGAAGCTAAATGGCGTGTTGTCAATTCAACCGTCAGCTACAGCTATCGTAGCGATCTCAAGTCCAACATGGAATACAACGTCTTCAGTCTGGAGCGGATGTCATGAGCAAGCTGTGTATGGACTGTCTACACCGATGGGTTGATCCATCTCGTCCACTATCTAACACGGCAGGTTGGTACTGCATGGCGCTTGCTCGCACCAGCCCACTCGATGGTTCGCAACAGTATCCACAGTGTCAGACTGAACGTGACAACGTCTCTGGCTTCTGTGGTCCACACGGTCTGCTATGGAAGCAGAAGATAATCGAGAATGTCTACACCCCTCCACGTAGAAAGGAGAGCGGCAATGACCATTATTGAAGGCTTCTCGCTGTTCAGTGCAATGCTTGTTGTACTGGTCACGCTCTACATCATCACCACTACAAGCACTCCAGGTCGATGGGGTTAACACTCTTCCTATCATACGCGCTGTGGGTAATAGAGCCATCAGGGCGTCAATACATCTATCGTCCACCATTTCCCGACATCCACTCATGCTCAGGAGCACTCGCCCGTGAACAAAACGCGCAAGACCACGTCCTCAAAAGACACAAAGGACGTTGGAGTCCAAACCTCAAATTTGACTGTCGTCCAACGCCTTAAAGCAGCAGGCTTCGAAATCGACAGCTTTGTCTGTCGTGATGGTGATGACGATGGTGATGACTACACCAGCCTCTACGGAGCCACAGCCACCTGTTGCCTCGATGAAGCATACCAAGAAGCTGACGATTGTGGCAGCGACACCATCTTTGCACTTGTTCCTATCGCCCGACGCACCAAACAGTGGAGTGAAACATGAAGACAATCGAAATCATCACCCTCAAAGCAGCACATGCTGAGTTGACCAAGGGTGAGAAGACTGCAGGCTACGTGAAGCTGGCAGACCTCAAGGCCTTGTGCCTTCCCGATCGCAAGCCCAAGCAGGGCTGGCATTTCACCGGTAACTGGAACAAGAGTGTGAAGCCTCACTATGCTTAATGGTCAGATCTTCGAAAAGCTGAGTGAATTCAGTGGGATGGGCACCATCACCGATGATTCCATCACCAGCTTCGACACATGGATGAAGGGTGTTGTCAAGTCTGGCAACGCCTATCCCACCTATTACGCATTCAATGAGATGCAAGATCAGTGGGACTCCAAGGCTCAGCGCGTCAAGAAGTCACAGAGTTTGATGCCTGTGTCTTATTACTGTATGCGTCACTTCGCCAACAACTACAAGAACCCCACCGATGCACTCATCTTCAAGCTCACGAACAAGACCGGGCGACCCACTATCACGAAGGAGTTTTATGAATATCTCTTTGCTGATTCGTCTCCTTGGCGAAGCGCTTTTCCTGGCCTCGCAGGGCTCAAGCCTGACAAGAACGGAATCCCAGACTACATCGTCTGGTTCGACACCAAGAAAGTCCCAGCCAAGACAGTAGCCAATCTGTTTGCAGCCATCCGTCTGCACACCTGCTGGGGCGCTGACTGGTTCTTCATGCGTCTACGTGAACTGGGGTTCAAGGATGAAGCAGCTATCCTCCTATCATCAATCTTCGCATGGAATGGTCAGACCATCACCACGAGCAACGGGCACAGTGCCAAGTTCAGTGAAGATCCCCGTCAGCTCATTGAGCTCAACAAGTTCGGTGCATCCAAGACCGACATGCCTTTCTCGACGCAGTATAACCCAAGCGGTTTTCAGCCACTACTGGTTCAGAAAGAGCCTTCCACCGTTAGTAAATCACTGATGGACAAGACACCGACCCAGCCGAACAACTTCATCTGGCACGGTGACAAGAAGGCAATCAACGCTGACAGTCTCAACACAACCAGTGAAGAGTACAAGAACAGTCTTATCAAGATCGTTCCTCATAGCGATCCTACCGGACTGCACTCAGCAATGAAGGGCAAGAAGAAGCTGTCGAAGGCCACCCTGTCCGAGATCGAAGACGCTCTCTATAACGCCAAGTCCATCACTCTCTAGGAGTACCCATTGAGCAAGAAGCTTCCAACCATAGACATCCCTGACTTGATTGTCGGTGTAACCAGGCCTACACTTGGTGCCGAGAACATCTTCACCAAAGAAGATGGTTATCAAGTCGTCATCCTACGTCCGGGTGAGCCTTTGCCTGACCATGTAGACATCCTTGTGTTTACAGGTGGCGATGACATCAGCCCTTCGCTATATGGTGAAGGTCGTTGTCCTGAGACTCATCCGAATACGGATCGTGATGCCTTCGACATCCACGTCCACAAGAAGTACAGCATGGCAGCCAAGCTTGGTATCTGCCGCGGTGCTCAGTTCTTGTGTGCATGGAATGGCGGCAAGCTGTGGCAGGACATCCCTGATCACAACTCTGGTCTGCATCTCGTCCGTGACATGTTCACCAACAAGCTGGTCAAGGTTAACTCAGTCCATCATCAGGCCTGTCGTCCTCCTGACTTGGCTGTCACCATTGCTCAGACCACAACCACTGTTCCGTGGGTCAAGGATCAAAATGCCAAGGCCTACATGCCTCGCTACGTCGTCGAAGCATTCTTCATCCCAGATGACAATGCTCTTTGTGTCCAGTGGCACCCTGAGTTCGGCCATCTCGAGTCCAAGGAATACTTCTTCGAACTCGTGGAACGATACATTAAGCCTGATGAGATGCGTCTTGCTCTCATGACCCAGCAGGAAGCAGCCAACAACAATAGAGCCGTAGGCTAGGAGTAACAACGCATGTGTGGTATGGCTGGGATCATGTCGACGAACATGATCGACAACGAGGTAGAGATCGGGCGTCGACTCGGCATCCTTAACCATTTCCGTGGTGAGGATGCCGTAGGTATGTTCGACTATGTACCCTCACTCAAGGATGCTGAGCAGATCCGCTATTGGAAGTACGATGCTCACCCCTTGGACTTCATCAAGAAGCCCTTCGATCGTATCAAGCAGACACGATGGAAGACCAACCCCAAGCTGTTCGCCATCCACTGTCGAGCCGCTACTCAGGGCAAGCTTAGTGAACGCAACGCTCATCCGTTTGCATTCAAGAACATCGTGGGTATGCACAATGGCACGATCACCAAGGAGTTCGCTAACCGCAAGAAGTTTGAGACGGACTCTGAAGCGCTCTTCTACAACATCGACAAGATGGGACTACGTGATGCGCTTAAGGAGCTACAGGGCAAGGATGCGGCATTCGCCCTCGTCTGGCTCAACTGGTACGACGGCACCCTCAACTTCATCAGAAACTATAAGCGTCCTCTCCATGTCACCTCGTTTATGGGAGGATCTACGATTGCCTGGTCATCCGAAGAAGCCCATCTGAAGCTGGCAATCGAGTCGGTCATGAAGAGCAGCTATCCATCCATCAAGCAGTTCAGGGTGGGTGTGCACTACAAGATCGACATCGACGCAACCAAGCTGGAGTTCGAGGAGACCGAGATCGAAGAGGCTAAGGAGGTAGTGACGTATGCGCCACCCTCTACGTTTCAAGGTACTGCTGAGGGCTATACGCCGAGCTACCCTTCGTCCACCTCTTCCGGCACAGCCTATAGTCCCCGAAAAGATCTCACGGAAAGCTCCGCCTACTGGCTTAAGTTTGGGCGAGATTCCGCGAAGGTCGACCTCAACTGGGACCTCTACACGCAGTACGATGAGGTCTCTGGATACTTCTTTACAACCTACGCGTATGAGCGACTTAAAAAGTACCGTCTCATCGAAGAGTCCAAGAGGTACATAGAGGAGCAGAAGAAGCAGGAGGCCACGTCTTCCAACGTGGTTACCTTTCAGCCGAAAGGGGAGAAAGAGGAAGTCACGCAAACTTCGGGTGAGATCCCCTTCAACGACCCAACCCCTTGGGAAGATGACTATGCAAAGTCGATGATGAATGAGGCTAAGGACGAGATCTTCTACCCTTTTGGAGTGGGTGGCGTCAAGCTTTGTTCGGGACCGGCCTACCGTCAAAAGCTGGCACATGATTGTTGTTCATGTGGCAACGCCGAGCCTGATGAGGACGACTACCTCTTCTGGCTTAACGATGATGAGTTCCTCTGCCTCAGCTGCGCTCAAGACGTAACTGAGAATGACAACAACTGGATGCTTAAGGGCAGCATCAGCGACCATGAACGCCAACGGATCAAGATGGAGATCGACGCCCTCGGTTTCGATAACGATCCAGCTGAAGAAAAGGTAGCAGTACATTGAAAGGTTATCTCCTTCGTCGCCGTAAGCTTGGCAACGGCAGCACTCTCGGCATTGTTGCTGCGTCTAAGACAGGCATCACTGTCGTCCGTAACGACAAGACTCTACCATCAGCAGCTGACCTCGTCTGCATCCGCTGGGGTTGTTCCTCTCAGGTCCCTCAGGCCAAGGTGTGGAACAAGGTAGAGGCGATGCACCGTGTGGCAAACAAGAAGAACTTCCGTCTCTTGCTCTCTAAGAACGACCTCGCAGTCCCCTCTTGGGGTAGCTACGAGAACTTCCTCTCTACGCAGACATCAAATAAGTGGGTGGTGCGCCCTGCCACCCATGCCCAAGGCCGTAACATCTGGGCGTTCGACAGCACACAGTTGGCAGCGATGAAGGCCAAGTGTAAGCAGCTGGGTGACTACTACATCTCTGAGTTCTTCGACAAGAAGGCTGAGTACAGAGTGTTTGTCGCATTCGGACGGGCCGTATGGGTAGCTCGCAAGACTCCAGGTAACCCAGGTGACCTGGCGTGGAACGTAGCGCAGGGCGGTAAGTTTGACAACGTCAAGTGGGGTGACTGGCCCCTCAATGTTGTCAAGATTGCCTGTGATGCAATGAGTCTGAGTGGTCTTGACTTCGGCGGTGTCGATGTCATGGTTGACGATCAGGACAACTTGTCTGTCCTCGAGATCAACTCCGCTCCGTCTCAGACATCGCCTTATCGACAGTCATGTGTGGCCAAGGTGTTCGACTGGCACCTTACGGCTGGCCTTCATGACCACTACACCCTCGGCAAGTCCGGTAAGTACTACCGTTACATCCATCCAGCCCTTGATTCAGGAGCAATCATCTCGTGATCTATTCGACTATCAAGCCTGAGGTCAGCGTTGGTGCTGACCCTGAACTCTTTGTCTTCCGTCAGTACACGCCTGTGTCTGCCCACGACATGCTTCCGGGAACCAAACATGCACCCATGAAGGTTCCTCGCGGTGCCATTCAGGTCGACGGTGTCGCCGCGGAATTTAACATAGAGCCGGCCAAGACGCAGAAGGATTTCCTCAAGAACATCCGTCATGTGCGTCGCATCCTCGAACGACTCGTCGCAGCAAAGGGTAAAGAGTATGTCCTACAGGCGGTCCCAACGGTCCACTTCGATCCGGAGTACTTTGCGGCGCTACCGGATGAAACGAAAGCACTTGGCTGTGAGCCCGACTACGATGCCTACACAGGTAAGCCGAACCCCAAGCCGGAGACCACGAAGCCTATGCGTACTGGTTCTGGCCACGTTCATGTTGGTTGGGCTGGGTGCAATCCCGATCGCAGTGATTACCATGAGATCTGCTCTCTCCTGGTACAGGAACTCGACTTCACGCTCTACCGCCAGTCCCTCAAGTGGGACGACGACAAGGAACGAATGGAGCTGTACGGTAAGCCGGGTGCCTTTCGGTACAAGCCGTATGGACTCGAGTACCGTGTCCTCAGCAACCGCTGGCTCGAGAAGGAAGGCACTCAGAAATTTGTCTTTGACACGGTCAAGAATGTCACCACCCGAGTACTGATGGGCGAGCAGTTCGCTAAGAACTTCCAGTCACAGTGTAGCTACGAGAACTACCTGCTCGTCAGGAGACTTCCTATCATAAACGAGTACATCAATGGCTAAGGAACCTCGGTATCTACAGTCCAATGACGCCACCATGAGGCTCGATGGGTCTCTGGTGCGATACAAGGACAAGGTCTATCTTGGGCGGATAGACGGCAGCTACATCGCTCTGTTCGACATCTACGAGTACGCCAACACAATGGGTGTCACTCCCAAGCACAAGATCTCGTGGAATGACGAAGACATTGACATCAGGGCAATCCACGTAGGCTACATCAACCACGACAAGATGGCCTACTACATCACTCGGCCTCCTTTCAGGAAGCAGAAGCAGGGTACAGCAGTGACCAACGTCTATTCGGCCCCTGCAGGTACCCTTAAGTTCGGTCCTGTAGCCAACGGTCTGTTCTTCTCACAGGGCCTCAGAGATGCTGTCCACCTCATCTACCCACCCTATAAGGAAGCAGTCAAGAAGGTTGTCAAAGACCAGAATCTCAAGTCCATCGCCTTCTCTCCCGAGTTTGCGCTTAATACTAAGGATGAGACAGGCGTTGTACTTTATTGCGATCAGACCCGAGTTGGTCAGCTCGATCCCAACGACTACATGCAGCTTGACGCCGACTGTCAAGACTCAATCCTTGTACAGAAACTGTCTGATCTTGGAGTACCAGTAGCATAATGGTTGCCCCCACCACCGGCATTCTCCAGCTCAATGAGCCTTTGGAGAAATACCTTCCTCAGCTTAAGCCTGTCGCCAAGACCCTTGATGAGGCCATCATTGGCGTTGAGTTTGAGAATGAAATCAAGACGAATGACGCCCCGTTCACTGGTCTCTTCCAGAAGTTCGGGGCAGTCAAGAACTGGAAGTACCATGACGAGAACTCCTTGCGGCACTACGGCTTTGAGTTTGTCTCGCGTCCCGTGCCTATTCCAACCTTTAAGCTGCAGACACTCGACCTGTTCAAGAATATGGCACACCAGATTGCCGCTAAGGAATCCTGGTACTCTCCCGAGAAGCCCCTCCCACTTACGAACTCTACTCGCACGTCCGTCCACGTTCACTTTGATGTACTGAAGTACTCCACGGTCCAGCTCATTAACTTTGTCTCCCTTTACTGGATCATGGAGCCGTTCCTACAGCATTTCTGTGGCAGCTGGCGACAGGGCAATCTCTTCTGTCTCAGGGCCAAGGACAGCAGCTACATCAAGATCATCCTCTCGGACATCTTGGCTAGCAAGAAGCCGCTCCTTAAGTCCACCCTAGTTAACGAGAGCTATCGGTATGCCTCTGTTAACTTCAACAGCCTCACCAAGTTCGGCACCATTGAGTTCCGGCTCATGCGTGGTGTCAGCGATCCCTTTGACTCCTTCCTCTGGGTAGATGCACTCGAGGCTATCCGTAAGTTTGCCCTCCAGTACCCCTCTACCGATGCCTTCAAGAGCTTCTTTATGAACGAGGTTGACGCAGCAGACCTGCCCAAGTACGTCCTTGGACCCGAGCTGTACCTCAAGATCAAGAAGTCTTTCCCCAAGAACGAATCTATGGGCACTGCTATCCGTGATGGCTGGATGTCTATCTCCTCCATCATGCGTCCGTCTACCAACTGGGATGCAAAGTATCTTGATGGTCTAAGAAAAAAAGTAGAAGATGAGCGGGCTGCACGACTCATCGAGAGTCAAAAGATGCAGCCTGAGTTTCTTGACGCTATTATGAACTCTGAGTATTGGAAGAAGGGTATGCAGGATCACGATCTGACCCACGATGCCCTTTGGTCTTCTTGTAAGACCTACCACCCCCATCCCATCCTTAACGGTGCCCTCAAGGAGTGCAAGATCTCCATCACGGATTACCGTAAGGCCTTCTTCTTCAACGAGTGGGAGCGGGAGTATGTCCAAGACTATGAGGCCGACCCTCATCCTCCTCTGCCTTCTAACCAGCTCACTGGCTTTGGCTCAGCTAATACTATCTCAGGTAACTGGTCATTCGGTAGTGGACCTAGTGGCGTAGAGGCTCAGCTGATTGCTGCAAGTGCAGATGCTGCTAGCCTAGCGACCTACAAGAGCATCTACGGTATGACGCACAACATGACGCAGACTAAGCTGAGTATTGCTGCTGCTATGGTTGTGGGCCTGCCTCTGACTACTTCGCCTAGTAACTTCATGCTTGCTCTGCAGGTTCACCCGCTTGTGCCCTGGTCCAAGTGGGATGGTGCAAAGTGGATTAACCACATCCCTGATGTAAATCCTGCAGCTGAGGTACTTGCAAACATAGCAACGGGTCCCCATATCTCTGGTGATGGTCATGTGGAAGACGTGACAATTGTCGATGACCTTGAATGGCTCGATGATGACATCCCGGATGAAGAACCTCCGCACCTCGACGACGACTTCTAATAAGGATAAAACATTGCGTTGTCATATATGTGATTACTCCGGGTCTCCCGGAACTGCCTCTCTCTACTCCACCTCCCTCGTCGACCCAAAGGGTTCGCGTAAGCGGACCCTAAGGGTTGACCCTAGGACAGGCTACGAGATCTGCTCAGTGTGTGAGCATGACGTAACCCCCAGTCCTACGAAGCGTAAGCCAAGGCGTATGATGGACTGGGACCCTCAGTTCTAATGGCAGAGCCACCGCTCAAAGCGCACCAACCGTGCCCTTGCGGTGAGTCGTCAGACGCCTATGCTCTATGGGCAGATCATGGCTACTGCTTCTCATGCAAGAAAACACATCAATTCAAGGATGAAATCATAGTGGAATCAGATCCAGGATTCTCTGCAGCAGCCCCCGTCGTTTCCACTGTTGCGAGTCTCCAGCAGGTGCCTTACCGCGGTCACTCCGTCAGTGCTCTAGTCAAGTACGGTGTACAGATTGAGTTTGACCAAGCCAATGAGATGATCGGGGTAAGGTACCCTGGCTGGAAGCCGGGCTCCTACAAGCGACGAGACCTGCGTAAGAAGGACTTCCGATGGGTAGGGCACCCTGGTCCAGGCCTAATCGGTAAGGACAGGTTCTCTGCAGGGTCAGCAATGGCCATTACTGTCACAGAGGGCGAAGAAGATATGCTCTCAGCATACGAGATGCTGGGCAGCAAGTACCCTGTCGTATCCCTTCAGTCGGCCACTAGTGCCATTAACGACTGTAAGGCTGACTACAACTACCTCAACGCCTTTGAGAAGATCTACCTGTGCATGGACAATGACAAGGTAGGGCAGCAGGCAGTCGAGGACATCTCCAAGCTCTTCCCCTACCACAAGATCTATGTGGTTGAGAAGACCAAGTTCAAGGATGCCAATGAGTACCACATCAACGGTGCCTCCGCTGAGTACCAGAAAGTATGGTGGGCAGCGAAGCGACATGACCCAGACAATATCGTATCATCGTTTGACGGCCTCCGAGAGGAGTTCTTTAAACCGACTAAGAAGGCTCTTTGCACGTTTCCGTTCGCTGAACTCCAAGACGCCACAAGGGGGATACGAGTTGGAGAAACTTATCTCGTCAAAGCACTTGAAGGCATTGGCAAAACTGAGTTCCTCGGGGCCATAGAATACCATGTCCTCCAGAATACTGACGTTCCCATTGGTATCATACATCTGGAAGAAGACATCCAGCGTAGTGCGTACCGTATGGTCAACTACCATGTCAAGCAACCAGTCCACCTCGAAGGGGCTACCAGTCTCAACCAAGAGGACATCTTCGAGCTCTACAAACAGGCGGTGGGTAGCGACGATCGCGTTCACTATTACAAGAAGGGGAAGAATGACACGGACACAAGTCACTTTCTGGCAGCTGTCCGATTCATGGTGGCCTCGGCTGGTTGTAAAGTGGTATTCTTCGACCATATCACACGCCTCGCTACTTCTTTCCGACTAGATGATGAACGTAAGGAACTTGACTTCGTAAGCACGAAGCTGAGTGAGATGGCAGAAGAGCTAGGCTTTGCTCTCATCATGATCTCCCACGTCAACGCAGAAGGAGATACGCGTGGCTCTAAGAACATCTCCAAAGAAGCGTGGACTGTCATCAACCTCTACCGGGATCGAGTTGAAGACAATCCGATCAAACGTAACACTACCACGTTGGTCATCGAAAAGAACCGCCATGCAAGCACGACTGGTCCAGCTGGTGCTGTCTACTTCAATCCCGAAACCTTCACCCTGACTGACAACGTACCGACGTTGACTGTCCCTGTTGAGGACCCCACATGACACTAGAAGAAGCTGTTAAGACTTATACCTACTGCGCTGTCTTCCCAGATACCTGGGGTGATCGAGTTCCAGAGCCTAAGTATTGGGAAGCCCGAGCTATTACAGGCAATCTATTCAGTCGAAAGTACGCAGCATTTGCAAGGTATTTTCCTAATCCAGCATGGTCAGACGAGGTAAATGCAGACGTTGACAAACACAGTGAAGAAGAACAAGACCGTCGTCTTAGACTGCGAGACGAATGCACTGACCGGATACGAGAAATTCTGGGTCGCGGTCAGTAGAGATGTTGACAGCGGTGAAGTTGTTGTTTTCAAGAATGTCCACGAAGATCCGCAGCCACTTCGTGACCACCTCAATACAGTTGATGTCATTGTCGGGCACAACCTTGTGGGTTTTGATCTTGGTGTTCTCAGGCATTTTCTGGGGATTGACTGGCCTCTCGATCGCATTCTTGATACACTTGTTATTTCTCGACTCCTAGACTACCGACGTGAAGGTGGTCATAGCCTAGACAACCTAGGCAAAGCACTAGGCTATAAGAAAAGCCTCTTCAATGACTTCAGCCAATGGTCTGAAGCCCTCCAAACACGGTGCATCATTGACACCGAGATCAGCCTCAAGGTTTACAACGAACAGAAAGCCTACATCTATAGCAAGAAGTGGGCTCCTATTATCCAGATGGAGACTTTTATCCAGGGCTTCTGCCAGGATATGTCTACCGACGGATTTCATTTCGATATTGACACGGCCACGGAACTCTGCGAGACGCTAGAGCCTGTAGTAGCGCAGCTTGAGGAGGACTTGAGAACGGCCTTCATACCGTGGCCTGTCTTCGTCAGGGAGATCAACCCGCGGGCCACTAAGTCTGGGGCACTGCACTCCCAAGACTTTAAATGGATGAAAGAAGAAGTCAAAGACTTGACTGGCTTCTCTCCAGGTGCGCCCTTCTCCCTGATCGAATTTCCCCAGTTCAACCCACGCTCTAGTAAGCAGCGAGTTGAACGACTGAACGAAGCCGGATGGCGTCCAATCAATAAGACGAAAGCGCACATAGAAGCTGAACGAGCAAAAGATGTAGACAAGATCAGGTATTATCGAACTTGGGGTTGGAAGGTAGACGAGGAAAATCTTGCCACCCTTCCAGAAACTGCCCCTCCAGCTGCTCAGATGTTGTCCAAATTCCTCCTCTTGTCCAACCGACTTAAGGTGTTGCAGGAGTGGATCAACATCTACAATCCAGAGACAGGTCGTATCCACGGGACGTTCACGGGTATCGGGTCATGGACCCACCGAATGGCGCATTCCGCACCTAATATGGCTAACGTACCTGCTTTGGTTAACAGACACGGCAAGCCGCAACCATACGGAGCTGAGTTCCGATCCCTCTGGACGGTACCCCAGGGTAAGATACTCATCGGATGTGACGCTGAGGGTATTCAGCTTCGTCTGTTTGCACATTTCTGTAATGATTCCAAGCTCATAGAAGCAATCGTTAACGGAAAGAAAGAGGATAAATCTGACATCCACTCCTTGAATCAGGCCATCCTCGGCACTATATGTAATACTAGAGAGGTAGCAAAGACCTACATCTACGCCCTATTG